GAATTCAGTAGGTTATGACAACAAAAGAACGATTTGTAATGGAGCTCAGCATACGAAAATATGCAGCATCGACAGTGGAAACTTATTCCGGATGCTTGTCTGTAATCATGCACAAGCTCGGAGAGGAGCCATCGTTGGATCAGATGAAATCGTTCCTGCTAACGATCAAAAATCCAAGCACGCACAAGCAGTACGTCGGAACCCTGCACAGATATTTCGAGTTCGTTCTCCGCAAGCCTTTAAGTCTCGATGACATCCCGTACCCACGACGGACAGAGAATATCCCTGTGGTCCTTTCAGAGGATGAGATCAGACGGCTGATCCACATACCAAAGAATCTCAAGCATCAAGCCATCATCCTGCTGCTTTATGGATGCGGACTTCGGGTAGGAGAGGTGATAGACCTGAAGATACAGGACATCGACTCATCGAGAATGATGATCACAATCCGTGCCCCCAAGGGAAATGTGGACCGGCAGGCCAAGATAGAACCCATGCTCCTTGAGACACTTCGCTCTTACTTTAAGGAATACCGCCCAAAGATTTATTTGTTTAACGGACAGAAGCGAGACCAATACAGCGATCGGAGCATTAACGAATTCCTGAAGTACTATGCCAAGAGGGTCGGGATCACAAAAGACATCAGCGCTCATACATTGCGCCACAGCTTCGCAACTCACATGCTTGAGCACGGAACCGATATGGCAATTATCCAGAAGATGCTCGGGCACAAGAACATTAAGACCACACAGCACTACGCAAGGATCAGCACAGGAATCCTTGGTAAGACATCCACCCCTTTAGCTTTCCTATCATGAAGCAACCGACCAAGAGCCCCTATGAAACCCCGGAGAGTTACCGGGAGCGCATGCATGAATACAACTACCAGATGAGAACCATCAGAAGAGCCTACCTCCTGGCAGCCATCACCGGAATAGCGCTGGGTATTTTGGTTGTAATCGTCAATTATCTTTGGCCCAGATGAAAGCACGAATGACAAGGACCTGGAGGGAGGTGGCCTGCAACGTGATCCAGATCACCATCTTTGATCTACCATTTTAAACCATACCATGAACGAATTCACAGACGACACACCCATGCCCTTCGGAGACCACAAGGGCAAGCCCCTGGGCAGAGTTCCCGCCCAGGAGCTCCTGAACTGGCATAAGAGGTATGAGGGGCACAACTTTACCTTCCCCCCTCACCAGCGACTATACCACTACATCGAGGATCACCTCAGCGTGCTCCAGGACGAAGTGGAGGCCGTCCGAATCCATAAACTCAGAAACCCTCAAATCTTATGAACCACACCTGCCATCATTGCAAGCAACCCATACCCCCCGGAGAAGAGAAGCACATCCGAATCCTTGGGCGGGCCCTTGTGTCCGTACACCAAACAGCCTGCCCAGAGGCCAAAGAAGCCCCTAGAAGCCACGATCTCTTCCAAGCCCCCCAAGACACCATCCCAGACTCCCGGAGCCATACAGCGCCCTCCCAATCGAGCCTGAAGGCCGTCCAGAACCAGATTACCTACCTCAAGGGAATGAAGGAGAAGACCGCTAAAGCTAAACCCAAGACCTTCAAGAGTTTCGCCGAGGCCGTAGAATACATCGACAGAGAAGGATTCCCAAACCCACTATAATGCCACTACCACTACTCACCGAATTCCAAAGGAAGCTGGAGGCCAATATCGACCCACGCCAACCATTCCTGATACCACCCGACCTCAATCCATTCGATGAAGTCAATAAGCCATTTGAATCCCTGATGAAGGTAGTGGGACCAGCAAGAGAATTTATAATTTCATTAAACTAAAACCCATGAGCCAAGCCAAAGGAGGCAGGCTGGTCCGACTAGCCAACGGAAAGACCGGCAAAACAAAGAACAGCGACCTGCCCGTTGCCAACAAGATCCGTGTCTACCTGGAGGGAGGGGATAAGGTTCTCGTCCGACCAGAGAAGCTAACCATCATAGGATATTGGGATTAAAAATCACACCACCATGTACCAGATCAGAGACATCAACACCCTAAACAAGCTCGCCAACAACCCTCGCATCATCCGTGACGATGCCTTCCAGAAGCTCTGTCAAAGCCTCAAGGACAATCCGGACTACTTCCACGCCCGTCCCCTCATCCTCTCCGATCGTACCGGAGAGCTCGTCATCATCGCCGGAAACCAGCGATACGAGGCTGCCAAGGCCATAGGATTGCCCCAGGTGCCCACATTCCTGCTCCAGGGACTATCAGAGGCCAGAGAGAAGGAGATCGTCATCAGGGACAACGTAAACAACGGAGAGTGGGACTACGACCTATTAGCAAACGAATGGGAGGAGTCCGAACTTGGATCATGGGGCCTGGAGATACCACAGTACAAGATCAAGCAGACGGCAGAAGAAGACGACTACGAAGTCCCGGAGCTGGAACGGATCCACACCTCCATCAAACCAGGGGACCTCATCCAGATAGGACCACACCGCATCCTCTGCGCCGACTGCACCGATCCCAGACAAGTAGATCGCCTCATGAACGGAAGACCGGCAGACATGGTCTTCACAGACCCTCCATACAACGTAAACTACTCCGGCCGTGGCAAGAAGACCAACACCACCATTGAGAACGACAACCTCCCGGAGATAGATTTCAGAGTTCTCCTAGCCAAAGCCTTCCAAGCCTACGCAGAGCACCTCCGACCAACCGGAGCGCTCTACGTCTGCTATGCCTCCGCTACCCACCGTGAATTCGAAGACGAACTCAACGCTGCAGGCTTCCAGGTCCGCAACCAGATAATATGGGCCAAGACCGTAGCCTCCATGGGATGGGGAGACTACCGTTGGAAGCATGAGCCCATCTTCTACTGCTTCCGCAAAGGACACACGCTCAACTTCTACGGCGACCGCAAGCAGTACACCGAGTGGAGCCATGAACCAACGGACCAAGAACTGCTGGCCATGGTGAAGAAGCTCATCAAGAAGGAACAAGAGGGGGGGGGGACAACGCTATGGAAATTCTCCAGAGAATTCAACTACCAACATCCAACACAGAAGCCCGTGGTAATGATATCCAATGCCGTCAAGAATTCAAGCAAACGAGGACAGCTCGTGCTCGATCTCTTCTCCGGAAGCGCCTCTACCATGGTCACCTCACACCAGCTCGGAAGAGACTGCTACGCCATGGAACTGGAGCCAAAGTACTGCCAGGTAGCCATCGACCGGATGACCAAGCTGGACCCATCCCTACAGATCACAATCACCCCTGACACCGTAACCGCCTGAGTGCCATATCGTCAGAATTATTAACTTTATCACCGAACAAACAAGGATGCCAAACCCAGAGAACATAACACCCTTTAGATGGAAGCCCGGACAGTCCGGGAACCTGAAAGGACGGAAGCCCAAAGTCCTCGGAACCATTTTAAAAGAGCTTAAGGAAGCAGGCTACGAACCAGTAACCAAGGAACAGATAGCCGAAGCATTTACCGTAGTGATGGCCATGGAGGAGGAAGAAATAAAGAAGATGATCAAGGACGACCAACAGCCCATGCTCATGCGTATCGTTGGCCGGAGAATGATGTCGAAGGACGGCCATGAGATGTTGGAGAAGATGCTGGACCGGGCACACGGCAAGGCCAAGCAGCAGCTCGACCACCTTAGCGGCGGAGAGAAGATAACACCACTAATCACCCTAACCCACCTCAGCCTCGATGACCTTCGAAGACTTACGGAAGATTCCGGGAATAGCGGAGAAGATCAAAGCGGAGGCCAGGGCTGAAATCGCCAGGAGGTCCTTCTGGGACTTTTGCCTTGCCATCGACCCCGACTTCTTCCACCGCCGACCCTTCCTCAAGGAGATCGCCCAGGCCATGCAGGACGTGGCTAAGGGACGGATACTGCGCCTTGCCATATCCTTACCACCCAGGGCGGGCAAGAGCTACCTGGCATCGTGCTTTTCTACATGGATGCTTGGCAACCAGCCTAGCGGAGCCATCATGCGTAACACCTGCACGGCCACCCTCTATCAGAAGTTCAGCTATGATACCCGTGCCATCATCCTCTCGGACCGCTACCGTGCCATCTTCCCGACCCTGGCCCTGGCACCAGACAAGCAGAACCTCAACGGTTGGAATACGGACAAAGCCATCCAGGTCAGCTACTTCGGGGCAGGGGTGGGAGGTACTATCATCGGTTTTGGAGCAACGCTGGTAGCCATCACCGATGATCTATTTCGATCCTTTGAGGATGCCATCTCCGAGACCATCAGGGATAAGACCCAGAGCTGGTATCAGGGCAATCACGTATCACGAATGGAGAAGGGCTGTCCTGCGATCGATATAGGCACCCGATGGAGCAAGAAGGACATCATCGGACAAAATCGGGAAAGCGGATACTACGATAGGATAATCAGCGTACCGGCCCTGACCCCGGACCAGAAGAGCTTCTGCGAAGACGTGAAGACCACAACGGAGTACCTGGACTTACAGACCCGGACCCCAAAGGAGATCTGGTGCGCTGAATACCAGCAGGAGCCCATCGAGGCAGCAGGCACCCTCTTCGTTAAAGAGGAGTTAAAGCGCTTTAATTTGGCCCAGCTGCGCCAAAAGCTCGCACCCATACAGATCAACGGAAGCAAGGAGAAGAGGCCAGAGATTCAGCCGGATGCCGTCCTGGGCTACATAGACGTGGCAGACGAAGGGACAGACCGTCTGGCCTTTGCCGTTGGGGTGGTCATCGGGGCCAATGTATACCTGATCGATGTGGTCTTCACCGCTGAGAACATCGACGTGACTCTCCCCCTTTGCGTTTCCGCCATCAACACCCACCAGGTAGACTACACCAGGGTGGAGGGAAACAACCAAGGCAGTGTCATGATCAAGATGCTCCGGGGCTACCTCGATGCCAGCCAGATCCTCAAAGTCACCAACACGGCCAACAAGCACAGCCGGATACTCATGCAATACGGGACCATCAAGCACCACTTCCACTTCATCGAAGACAGTCAGATCATCAAAGGAAGCCCCTACGATCAATTCCTGCAGCAGGTACTGGAGTACAGCAAGACCGGAGCCAGCAAGCATGACGATGCCCCGGATGCCCTGGCAGGGCTGGCCAAGTTCGTGACCTCGTTCCTCCCTCATCTCTTCGCACCAAAGAAGGCAGAACCGCAAGAGCATGGGATGTAAGTCATGCGGAGACAAGGCCGGGGTGCGCTCAGCCACTAGAGCCTGCACCGTGTGCACTCTGCTGGACCAGGACACTGCCTCCAAGCAGGTGACCTACTGCCGACTTTGTAACGCATGGCTTTGCGCCTCCTGTGACAGCGACATCCTCCGAAGAGCAGCAGCAGCGATCAAGAACCGCTTCGGCAAAAAAACATAGCTTTGTATCTAAACGAGAAGACCACATGGCCCTTCCTTTAGGTAGTTTTTTTGGCCGGATGATGAGGCGCTGGCTCACCGATAATCCGCCCTTTTACCCAGCCTTCACCAGCTTCATACTCAACCGGAAGACCCCTATCCTCATCGATACGGAGAACCTAATGAGCGTATACCTATGCATCCCACACCTTCGCAACGTCATCGACAAGAAGGCCGAAATGTTTAAGAACATGGACATCCGGATCCGGGACACCAGGACCAACGAGATTGTGGAAGAAAACGAGATCCTGGACCTTTTGAAGCAGCCCAATGTTCTGCAGATCCAGGAGCAGTTCTTTGAGCAGTACTCCATCCTCAAGGATATCTACGCTAACGCCTTTATTTACCTACTAAGGGGTAATAGCCTCTCGGACCCCGTGGCCATGTGGAACCTACCAGCCGGGGAGATGGAGATCATCCCAACGGGCAAGATCTTCCAGCAGACTGAGCTTAAGAACATCATCGAGAAATACCAGCTGACCTACAGCGATGGGGACCGGAAGATATTCCCAATCGAGGATATTATCTACATCACTCAGGGAGCCAGCAATAAGTACTACGTTGGGGAGAGCAAGATATTGAGCCTCAAGTTGCCGATCAGCAACATCGAAGGAGCCCTTAAAACCCGCAACGTCATCATCAACGACAAGGGTGCCATCGGCATCCTCTCCAGCCAGGGAAAGGACTCGGATGGAGGTATCCCCCTGGATGCAAAGGAGAAGGAGCGACTGGAGAAGCACTACCGGAGCAAGTACGGCCTGGGAGACGATCAGAACAAGATCATCATGACCACGGCAGACGTGAAGTGGAACCCCATATCCTACCCCACCAAGGACCTCTTGCTATTTGAAGAGATCGAGGACGATTTCGCAGCCATCTGCGGAGCTTACGGTATGGCACGGGACATTTTCCCCTCCATTAAGGGTGCGACATTTGAGAATCAGAAGCAAGCCTACGTGCAGACTTACCAGAACACCATCCAGCCGGAAGCCGACCTACTCATGAGACTCTTATCCGAGCGCCTGGGACTGACCGAGCAGAACCTCAAGCTGGAGGCCGACTACTCATGGCTGCCGGTCATGCAAGCCGACAAGCAATCTGAAGAGACCGCCAACAAGGCTAAGGCCGAAGCCCTCTCCATTATGCTCAAGGATGGAGTGATCACCAAGGAGCAGTACGCTCAGGCCTTCGGAGTGGACCTGGTAGAATCAGAAGAGGAGCAGAGCCAACAGGACAAGATCCTCAATGCCCAGGTGGAGCTCAGAGGTACCGTGGGAGGAGTGACCGGAATCATATCTATCAACCAGGCCGTGGCAGCAGGACAGATGACACGGCAGGCAGCCGTCAACGTTCTTATCAACGTCTACGGATATGACCAGACCACCGCCAATTCAATGATCACCACAGAAACCAATACACCCTAAATATGGCAACCATCAACGTCACCAGAGCACAGCTCATGCAGTACCATCACGAACTCAGCAACCTCAAGGGAAGCATCATGGAGCATTTCCTCGCAGGCAAGACCAACGAGTTCTACAAGGACAATAACTTACGGATCAACACCATCGCCGACAAGCTCAACGAGAAGCGACATGAATACTTCACCTACGTCAAGGACGAGAAGGGAGAGGACCGGATGGTCTACGAGGGGGAGGGAGAGGCACGCAAGGCCGTAGTGCTGGAAGGCAAGGACGTGGAGGAGTACCGTGCTTGGTACAAGGAATACATGAGCACAGAGATCCCTATCGAGATTTAATACCTTTGCAATGCCACAACCCTACGCAGGTGAGGACCAACAAGAATTCATATCCCGTTGCATGTCGGATGACGAAGCCCTGGAGACCTTCCCGGACCAAGAGCAGCGCTTCGCCTTCTGCCAATCGCAATGGGAAAACGAAAACAAAGCCAAAGAAATGAAAGCCATCAAGCACTCCCACTACTCCGTTAAGCCATGCGGATCCCTCCAGGCAGCCGTCAAGGACGTGGACAACACCACACGCACGGTGACCGGATTCTACAACACCTGCAACTTCCTCGACTCGGATCGGGACGTGCTCCTTCCCGGAGCTGCCAAGAAGAGCATCAAGGAACGTGGGCCCAAGAGCAGCGCCGTGGCCAAGATCAAGCACGCCCTGGACCATGACCTCACAAGGTTACCCGGCAAGATCGTGACCTTGGAAGAGCGGACCATCGATGGCATGACAGGCATCTACTTTGAGACACGGATGGCAGACACCACCCTGGGCAACGATACCCTCAAGAACTACCTGGAGAAGATCTACGACAACCATTCCATCGGCTTCCAGTACCTGCAGATGGAGATGGTGGAGAGGGATGCCAAGGGATGGGACAAGCTCTACGGCCAGCTCTTGAATCCGGAGGAGGCAGACAAGACCAATATGATGTGGGCAGTCAAGGAGATCGCTCTCTACGAAGGCAGCACCGTGGCCTTTGGAGCCAACCAGCTCACGCCATTTTTGGGAGTGAAGAGTGGCAACAAGGAAGCCCTGAAGATCGCCCTGTTCGACCGCATGGACAAGCTCAACAAGAGTCTCAAGTCCGGAACCCAATCCGACGATATGATGCATTGCTTCGAGCTGCAGGTCCTTCAGATCAAGCAGATGTTAGAGGAGATCATGGAGGGAGTGGAAACACCAAAGCCCTTGACCACTACCACCGTGATCAAGGAGGAACCCGAAGATAAGAGCCTCATCACCGAAAGCCTGCTGGAGAACCTGAAGTTTTAAAAGTTTATATCTTTGCCAACGTGAAGGGACATCACTGACCACCTCATCCAAGGGCACCCAAGTGTGGCCGTCCGACCGATGAATGAGAGCAGCCGAGAGAACCTCGTCAATCATTCATTATTAATTTAAAACCACCAAACGTGAAACAATTCAACCACAAATTCAACAAGCGGATGGGCATACTTTTTGCCCTGATCGCTTTCACGGTCTGCGCTTTTGCTGCCAGCCCGATGTTTATCGACCCTACCGGAATCGTCACAGGCCTATCCATTGCCTCCATCCTGCCCATGGGTATCTTCCTTGACCCCGGAACCGGTGGAGCAGGAGAAGGTGGAGTAGACCCCAAGGAGACACAGCTCCTGGATAAGATCCGTGCTGAAGTCACTAAATCCTTCTCCCAACTGGTAGATGGTAGCGAAGACTTCAAAGCCCTCAAATCCTTGCAGGAGAAGCTAAAGGGGGCCAGCTCAGCAGACGATCTCAAAGCCCTAAAGGGAGAGATCGAGAAGATGGGACTGGACCTCAAAGCCCTAAGCGAGAAGAGCAACAAGAAACAGGAAGGACCCAAGAGCTTCGGCGATGCCATCTTATCAGCCTTCAAGGGCCTGTTTAACGAGGATGGAACGCCCAAGGACCAGCTCAAGGAATTGAAACGTGTCAAGGGTAGCCACATTATTCTGGATATCAAAGCCCCGGCTACGATGACCACGGCCAACGTGACCCCGACCACACCGGGAGCGATCCCTTTCAGCCTTGCCGACTTCGATC